TGGTACAAGTCACCAATTGACAACAGCATAAGAATGCCTTATACTTACAACAAGAAAACGGAATGTTGGGAAAACAGAACCTGTCAGCTGACGAGACAAAGAATCCACCAGCTAGAGAAAGAAAACAAGATAATGTGGATGTAACAGGAGACAAACATGAAGCATATTAATTTTATGAAAGCAGATTATGGGCCGGTTAGCACGCACTTCAAAGCAAAAGAGTTCCAGAGCAAAGACAAAAGCGAGTATCTGTTAATCGCAACAGAGCTGATTGAAACACTGGAAAAAATCCGAAATCACTTTGACGCACCGGTCATCATCAACAGCGGATACCGTACACCGAGCTGGAACAGCAAAGTAAACGGAGCATCAAACAGCTATCACTGCAAAGGAATGGCGGCAGATATCGTAGTAAAAGGACACAGCAGTAGAGAAGTTGCAAAGTACGCAAACGACATTATGGAGCAAGGCGGCGTAATCAAATACACAAACTTCACACACATTGATGTACGCGAAAAGCGATACAGAAAGGGGGTGTAACCCATGGCATTGATTAAGGTCAAAGACCTGCGAGAAGCAATCCAGATGATTAAGGCCATTCTGGAAAAGCTCGACGAGATCTATCACATCCTGAAGGAAACGGAGTAAAACATGGTAAACAAAACATGGAATGTGCGAGACCAGACCGAAGAAACGCTCAGGCTAGAAGCCGAAAGGCTATACAAGCAGATAGAAGCCGGATACAAGATGATAAAAAAAGTATCCAAGCTGGAAGATGCCGAAAAGACCATTAAAAGAATTTGGGTTATGAAGAAATGGGCCAACGACATCGAGCTAGAACTAATCAGAAGGGAGTACACAAATGAGGCACAGACAGCGGATGCCCGCACGTACTGACAAGCGGATGTTCAACGTAACGGCACGAAAAACAAAGAGTATCAACCTCAGCCAGAAACCCATGCGGGGCGGCATCAGACTGTAAAGGAGAAAAAAAATGATTCATGGATACTACGGCATCTACGACAGCGTAGCAAAGAGCTACTGCTACATCGGAGAGAGCAAGAATGACGAGACGTTTGCAAGAATGTGCAATATCATGGCAAAGGACGAGAAAACCTTCCTTGGACAGTCGCCTGAGGACTACAAGGGCTACCATATCGCAAACTTCAACGATGAAAACGGCCGATTTGAGAGCATCGAGCCGGATAAAGTATGGGAGGGCAAACCGCATGAATAAACGATACGAGGAAGGGCGAAAGCCCTTCTTTTCAAATCCGGGCGAAAAACTGCGCAAACAGTACGTATGGGGCAAAGACGAAAAAGGCGAAAGAACGCTGATTGAGACAGAGCCAATCGACATTCAGGCCGAGATTGAAAGCTACGCAGACGAGTGTGACATTAAAAACATCGTCCGAAAAGCAAGTTTTGACCCTGAGTTTGCCAAAAGTCTGGTAGACAACGCAAAAACGGATGAGATTGTTGATATCACGGAATGGCCAACGAACATTCACGAGTATCACGCCATGATAGCAACAGCGCAGGCAACGGCAATGGAAATCCAACGAAATCAGAAAAAAGTTGAAAAAGCATCTGTAGAAAAGAAGGAAAAAAAAGCATCTGTAGAAAAGGAGGAAAAAAAGGAGGAAAACAATGAATCGAAATAACGAAAGGCACTTCAACAATGTACCGCAGACACATGTAAGCCGAACACGTTTCAAACGAGACCAGAACATTCTCACGACATTTGACGCGGGAAAACTAATTCCATTTTACGTAGATGAAGTTCTTCCGGGCGATACATTCAGCGTGAGTACGGCAGCAATCATCCGAATGACCACACCGAAGTATCCGGTTTTCGATGATGCATACATCGACTTCTACTACTTCTTCTGTCCTAACAGAATCCTCTGGGACAGCTTCAAGCGTTTCATGGGAGAAGCAGACGACGCACCTTGGATGCCCTCAAAGACTTATGAGGTGCCAAAAATCAAAATCGCATCAAACGCAGAAACAGTCGGACATGAAAACCTGACAGGGCCAAAAGAAGGAAGCATTCTGGATTACATGGGAGTGCCGACAAAAATCAACGAAAAAGAAGGCAGCAATATAACGTACATTAACGGGCTGCCAGTTCGAGCATATGTAAAAATCTGGAACGAGTTCTTCAGAGACCAAAACGTAGGAAATCCGGCAGCGGAATTTACAGATGAAACACTGATACAGTATACGGACTTGAACAATGATGATGACGAAGAAGGAATTCTGAGAGATGCAACAAGTGGTGCACGATGCCTTCCGGTAAGCCGCTTCCACGACTACTTCTCATCCTGTCTGCCGTTCCCTCAGCGTGGACCGCAAGTGACAATCGCACTAACGGGAAATGCACCTGTAACGACATTCACAACCGATAAACTGACAGAAGAACTGCACCATGACTACGGAACAAACTTCAACGCAACAAGCGTACCTACGCCAGATGTAACGACTAATCCGACAATTGCATTCAATGATGGAGTACAAAACGGTTATTTGGGAGCAAACCTAAACAACATCGAAGCCGCAACCATCAACCAACTCCGACAGGCATTTGCAGTTCAGCACTATTACGAAGCACTGGCGCGTGGCGGCAGCCGATACCGTGAGCAGGTACGAGCACTGTTTGGCGTAAGCATCAGCGATAAAACAGTTCAGATCCCAGAGTATCTGGGCGGTGGACGCTATCACGTAAATATTAACCAAATCGTACAGACCAGCGGACAGCAGACCGAAAACGACACGCCAATCGGCGAAACCGGTGCAATGTCTGTAACACCTATCAACGAAAGCTCTTTCACCAAGAGCTTTGAGGAACACGGCTTTGTTATCGGTGTTATGTGTGTACGTCACAATCATAGTTATCAGCAGGGCCTTGAACGATTCTGGAGCCGCAGCGACAGACTGGACTACTATTTCCCGCAGTTCGCAAACCTGGGCGAACAGCCTGTCAAGAAAAAGGAACTCGTGTTAACCGGAACGGCAACAGATGACGAAACCTTCGGTTATCAGGAAGCTTGGGCCGACTATCGCATGAAGCCGAACCGCGTGAGCGGCAAAATGCGGAGTAACGCGGCAGGAACGCTGGACTTCTGGCACTATGCAGACAACTACGAAAAAGTGCCGACACTCAGTCAAGAGTGGATGAACGAGGGCAAAGCAGAAATTGCAAGAACACTGATTGAACAGAACGAACCGCAGTTTTTTGGAGCAATTCGAGTAATGAACAATACGACGAGATGCATGCCTCTCTACAGCGTACCGGGACTTGAGAAACTCTAAAAATTGTACAAAATAACGAAAGGAGGAAGCCCGCAATAATGCGGGCTATTTTAGAATATGCCAGGATTAGGAGCAATGCTAACAAACGCTGGAACATGGCTCGCAAGTCATCCAGAAGTCGTAACGACAGGAATGTCACTTTTAGGAAACGGCCTGTCAAGCATGTTTGGACAGAAAAGCCAGAACCAGAGCCAAGGTAGCAACATGAGCCAAAGCCAAGGCGGAGGACAGAGTACATCCATGAGCGAGGGCGGCACAAACGACAAGCAGATCATGGATTATCTCAACAAATACTATCAATGGCAAGGCGGACAAAATGCTTTCCAGAGTAAGACGAACCGACAAAACATGCTTATGCAGATGGGCTACAACACACTGTCGGCAATCCAACAGGGCATTTATAACCACATCGAAAACAATGCCGCAATGCAGTACAACAGCGCCGAAGCACTGGCAAACAGGCAGTTCCAAGAGCGTATGAGCAGTACAGCATACCAAAGAGCCGTTGAAGATATGCGAAAAGCAGGACTGAATCCGATTCTAGCATTCGCAAACGGTGGAGCAAGCACGCCAGGTGGAGCAGGCGCAACGATCACAGGCGCAAGTATGGGAATGCCAACGTCAAGCGCACTGGGAGTATCTACACTCAACGGCAACGTGCCAAACAGCTATTACAACCGAAGCGAAAGTAATTCACAGTGGTATCAGCTAGCCGAAGCCGTAGGCAGTCAGATGAGCACAGGCTATAGCAGTCCGGTACAGCTGACAGAAGATTTGCTCAAAACTTATAAGCAGATGGAAAAGACCGAGCAAACAATTCCAACTCCGAAACCGAGAGAAGACAAAAACAGAGCAATAAAGGCGCAGAACAAAACAGGAGCATACGGAGAGAAGAGAAAGCCGGGTGATTATCTGAAATGAGTTGTTACAAGCCGTTAATAAGGCTGTACAACCCGGACAATAGAGAACAGAGCGGGCGGGTATATTCACTCGCCCGCTTTTCTA